TTGCACCCGCCCCGAGCTTAGAACTCGTAGCTTTCCCAGAAGGGTTTGAAGATTAGCTCGGTAAGTTCCTTGCGGTTGATCTTACTAGAGAGCCACTTCACGCCATCCTCGGTTTCTGATTCACCTACATGTCCAACCATTGCCTTAGCAAAGTCTGTGTAGTTTTCATAGTCCCGAGCAATGAGGTTGATGCCTTCATCATTGTTGATCCATAGAGCGGCATTCCAAGTTTCATAGTTGGTGTAACCGTTGTATGTGGTTTGCATTGGATTGATCCATTGCTTAACGACTCATTAACTATAGCAGATTTGAATATCTTGTCAACCCCTAGTGATAGCAAGGGTTTTATCTCTCATAGGTTGATACATCTGTACTAACATTATGCTAATTCGCTGTGTTTTTTTAAATCGTACAGATCAACACACAAAAATAAAAGAAACACCCCGATCAACCTGTCAAAACTCTCTCATCAGTGGGGGGAGGCCTCTTTTTTCTGAAAAGAAGGGGGGCTAAGGGGGATTCCGGCAGGCCAGCCCCTACGAATAGGGTATGAAAATTTATTTCATTTTACTCCTGAGATCCAAACAAAGAACCATATATACAATAGAACCAAGCACACAAGCTCAAAAACAGGAGTAGGTAACACAGGTAAGCTGCTAACATCCATCATATCTTTCCTATAATAGTTAATAAGCCGTGTGCATAGAATCCAAGAAGAGAGAAGCCGAGTATAGCGGAGATAAGGACTGACTTAATATTATGTCTAGTCATAGCCCTATCGATCATTTGTTGGACTTCCTCTTTATCTTCATTAGTCATCATCTACATGAATGTGTGACATGCGTTTACGGAAGTCTTTATCGACTATCCATTCTTCTTCAATAGACCATACATCTTTAATAGTATGATCATATTGAGGGTTTTTATCAAGGTTGCATCCTTCAGGAACAGTTTTCATGAGTTGATCTATCCTCATGAACATAGACTTCAAGGATAGCTCTATGATATTCTGAGTCACTGGTACCTTGCGTCCTCGTGCTCTTGTCATAAGCCTTGTGGTATTTTTTGAGTAATTTGAGTGCTTTCTTTCTGGTTGTACAGTCTTGAGCTTTTCGTTGTAGTTTGAGTAATTTGTTCAATTGCAGTAAGAATAGATTTAGACATAAGTCTATATCCTAGCCCTACGTAAATCTGACCTGCTAGAACGGTTACTGTTGAGATAGCCCAGAAGGCATAATACCATTGAGTTTTATTAACCTTACCGTGGTTCATAGCTTAGCTAATTCCCATACTAGCCATATAACTAGTAGTAACGTTATAAACCTAACTTCGGTATAAAGTACTGCGGTAATAATATCCATAGTATAATAGTAATATATACTTCACTAGGTATTTAGTATGTTAGTGGTAAAAACTACCCCCCTATAGTCCCCCCATAGGGGTCTTCACTGAGGTGATTTATGTAGAGGTTATCTAATTCAGGAACTATACCTTAAACCTGATCAGACGGGGGTTATGTGAGGATTGGAAAGAAGAAGCCCTCTGAAAATTTCAAGAGGGCGTTCTCACCGCATATCCACACAGAGAGGCACCACTCTCTCTGCTTAACTAGCCACAATGATTATTGTAGTCGTGGACTGGTTTCTGTTTTGAGTATATTTACGCACTTTTCATTACAAGGATCATCATTATAATGGCAATCTGTTATACATTCAAAATATGTATCTTGTCTTGTCTGTTCGGAAGGATGAATTACTTCATGTCTTGAGATTCGTACATGATGATGTTTCATAATCATACCCAATCATAAACTTTACCTGAACTAGCCCTTACACTTTTAAACGATCGACCTGTAGCTAAAGCGTCTGCTGCCAGATGAGGTTCTTCTTCAAAAGCAGTAATCATAGCATTCCACTCATCATGTTTGCGTTGTGCTATGGCTCTGTGAGCAGATTGGGCTAGAGCGTCGATGAACCATTGAACACCCTGTGATAGGGCATCGATACGGTCATCATGTTTTACAGCGCCTTTCTCGCGGCACATACGGCTCATTTGATAAGCCAACATATATTCCAATCTCTTTTCTGGTGGAGCATCTGGATTAGATGTATAATCATACTCAAATACCTTTGGATCAACAATTAATTTGTGTTGATTCATCACGGGTTCTAAGCAATCGATGATTCTTTCTTCTTTTCTTACGGTAGCACGGACCTCTTCTAAATTAACAGAGGCTTGTTGTTGAACAGCATGTCGTTTAAAGAGTTCACATATCATACCATCTCCAAAGTTAGATTCTACTAGGATGCGGGATGCGTTATATTTCTTTGCCATTCTAACGATAGCAGAGAGAGTATCATCTGAATAACCATCTCTGTATGCCTTCATATCTCTGAGGAAGACATAACCATTAGCTTGACTAAGGACGACGGCCACCGTTTCATCAGCTCCGCGTCCCGACGGGTCAACCGATATAATCGTTTCAGCAAAAGGAACCATTCCTTCGTCAATAAACATGGGGCCATAGAAGCGGTCACCAGGAAGACCGACAGCAGGGAGTTCCTTAATACAGTAGCGAGGATCAGCGGACCAAGCATATCTTTCAGCACAATCGTTTCCAATAGGAGTTACTATAAGATCTTGGAACTTAAGAGGAAACTTCTCAGCATCAGATAATGATGTATCGATCATGAACTGTAACATGAAGTTACTACGACCCATAGCCGCTTCACGTTGAAGAAGATCTACATCAGAAAATCTTGTGTCGGTTGTTGTCCATTCGTCTGCTCCTTGTTCGATGTCAGCCACCAGCTGGGGTGCCAGGAGTCCCTCATAACGTCCGAGGTCTTTAGGATACCTAGCAGGCCATACGAAGGGCTTGTAGGATCTTTCAGCGAGTTTACGATAGATTGTGAATGTACTCTGCGGAGTTCCGAGGAAGAGTATTCTTGAGTCGTCATCAGGTGTGAGGATGGATTCTGCTTCGGTAACGAGTTGTAAGAGTTTTTCACGTTGCATATCCGTGGCAGAGTTCAGGGGAACCTCCACATCGTCGAAGATCATCAAATGGGCACGAGAACCTGTCATCTGGCCTGTGATGCCCACAGACTTGACAGACGGGGCTTGGTGGGGTTTCGCAGGCCCAACATCGAAGGAGATACGGCTCCATCTTTGGTCGTCTGTTTTCGGACCTAGATGGCCTAGCCAAGGTATGTCCAGAATGAGCTTCTGACAAAAGATTGAGAAGTTGTCGGCTCTCTCTTTCGACGCGGAGATTACCATTATTTTTTTGTTTGGTTCTTTGTAAAGAGTCCATAAAGTAAAAGCAGCTGTAATCCAACTCTTGCCAACCCCACGGAAAGCGCTTATTTGTAAACGCTTTGGACCGTGTTGAAGATACTCAGCTATCGCAAGCTGTGCGCGAGTTGGAGTAGGGAGATCAAGCTCTCGCCAGATTAGAGTTAAAAAGACTCTAAAATCTCCCTTTATTTTGGCCTCTAAGGCCTTCGTATTCGTCTTCATAAGGATACCTACTAAGAAAGACTTAAAGCCCCTTTACAGAGGCTTCTAGCCTATTCTCCTGAACCAGGTAAAGGTGGTAAAGGATAAGGATATTCAGGTTCCTGCCATTCGTTATAAAATGTTTGAAGCTGTCCAAACGTCATAGTATGTTGAGGCTTCCCATGTTTATCGTTATAATTACTAACACCACCTAAGGTAGGGAATGAAGCCCAAACTTCAGCTAGTTTAGCAATGCTTTCTGGAGTAGGAGGTAATCTAGGATCAATTCCTTTATGACCTATAATCATCTCCAAAGCAGCAATATCCTGGGTACTAGGATACATATTAGGGTTATCACCATGAGGATGCTCCCTATTAGCTACTGCCCAAGATTGATCTGGACCACCCATAAACTGATAAGCACCTGCAGCATTTGATTCAAAATTAGGTGTTGTAACAGTTATATCTGGATGACCTTTCGTAGTAACATAATTAAAACGTTTTGGATTCTGAATCGTACCTCCAAACCTTACAGTATAAGGATCTTTAGTATACTGATGTTCACCATACCTTATCATGGCCAGGAATCGTTGTACATTTGGATCTTTAAGTAAAGGCTTTAAAGACGCACGAGTAGGAAATTCCTGTCTAATAGGCATTATCTTATGATGCGACGACTGTCAGTGTGAGTGCCTCTGCGTAGGTACCACCTGCCGAATCCGTTGCAGTGATACGGAACGCTTGGGTACCACCAGTGGATACAGCACCGCCAGTGTAATAAAGGTTGACACCAGTAATTGAGAAGTTGCCATTGTTTGTGTCGCCAGTTCCAGACGTTAGAGTAAAGACTTGGTTAGGATCACCAGAGGTTCCATTAACGGATAGTGTTCCAACGAGGACGGCAGTTGAAGAACCATTTGCACCATTAACGAGTTTACCGTCAAGGGCAATGTCAGTAGCTGTTCCACCATACTGGATAGAGGTAGCTCCTCCAATAGATTTATTGCCAACAGCTTTGGCTCTTTCGATGTTAGCATCAAGAATTTTAAGTACGTCGAGTACAGTACTAGAAGTTGTTATGTTTGCTAGTGCTGTATCTGCAGTACCATCAATAGCATATGCGCTATAACCATAGGAAGCTAGTGTAGCAGCACGCCTATGGGTTTGGGCTGTAAGTACTTCAGCAGTCATTGTTTGTTGTTATGATAAAGTTAAAATAAATTGTTCCAATTGCAATGACCCCTTAGCTTGATTACAACTAAGGCAAGCCGTTACACAGTTGGATGCCGATGTTTCACCACCCCTGCATCGGGGTCGAACGTGATCGATTGTTAGATTTTCAGTGGACCCACAGTATACGCAGGTGTGGTTATCTCGGAGTTTAATAAGACTTCTCCACATTCGTTTAGCATCACTGCTACGAAATGCAAAGAGTTCGTGCATAAGACTCCGAGGGGTATCCATAGATGGCTCATTAAAGGGTTTACTTCAGTTTTGATTTGCCGTTCCGTCCATTGCGGCGACGATTCTTAGCGGCTTTCTCTTTGACAGTTCCACCGCCTTTCTTATGGCTATTATCTAGACCATCACGGTTTCCGTAAGTTCCTTTGCTTCTATTGATTTTATTTAGCTTAGCCCGCCTCTTTTTAGGTCCAGGCTTAGCATTGTATTTTCTTCTGGCTCTACGTTGTGCCGCTGAGACTGCCATTAGACATGCCTCTGAACATCATCGAAAGTAAGCTCTGGGATAAGACCAACAAGGCCAGCCAATGGACTTCCGTCCACTGGGATACCTGTGATATCATTAGCTTTGAGCCATTCAATTGCAGCGCGGAGATCTGCTGTACTAGCTTCTCCATTTTTAATACGTTGGGTGATTTCAGTGGTGACTAATGCGTGAAGCTCATCAAAGGCTTCTTCACTTGCTCTGGTACTCATGCTCTGTTACCTAAAACAATTTTATCGATTTTGTTTTCTATGCGAATCATGTGGTCTTCTACTTTTTCAAGTACTGCAAACAGCTCTTGGCGCTGCACATACCTTTCAGCTATGCGGACTTCCATACGGTCTAACCGATTGTCCATATCAGTGATTCTTGTATTTACCCGACCCCAGGCTACGCCTAGTCCGGTTACAGCAGCAATAGCAGCTGCTACAGCAGCTTCAATCATAGCTACTTCTTAGATTTTTCATCTGGTTTAAGTTTATCCAGTAGGGTCATTACTCCCTGTATAACTGAATTTTCCTTAAGTGGAGATAAAGCTATTAACTCAGAAGCTAAAGCTACGATTAGCCAGAAAGCTGGCTCAGATAGAAATAATAATTCCATTTATTCAGTGGTGGTTGGTTCAGGTTTAATTAAAGAGACAATAGGAACAATATCATTACACATATGTTCCACGCGACTACCAGGTCTTAGGGTGAAGCCTTTAGATTGGAGTTCAGCACATTTAA